GAGTTCATTGAAGCTAACATATCATCAATAGCTAAGCTAGTTGATCTGTTAACAAACATCATGTACTCTTCAATAGCACCTTGCTTATCAAACTCAGCTAAGATCGCATCGAACTCAGCTAAATCAGTAGCAGCGTTAACACCAGTTATACCAGTAGTTACGTTACCTCTAGACTCAATAGCAGCGAATAAACCTTGCGTACCAGCTGAATCAGTTGCAGCAGGTCCTAAAAACGCAGCTACATCATCAGTAGTTTGAGCAGCTAGCTCACCTTCTAACATTGCCATTTCAATGTAGTCAGTAAATCTTGCTCTTGTGTCAGACTCAGCTTTTAAGTACCATAAGTAACCTGATTGTCCAGACTCAGTTGATATTTCTACCCAACCAATTCTTGAAGCATCAGAACCGTTAACTTCGTAATAATCTTTCATGATTATTGGTTTGTTAGTAAAAGTGTTAAATTCTGGCTCATTAGCTCTATGGCTGCTAGAAGAAGCAGCAGCACCTCCATAAGCGGAAGTATATTGACTACCTTTACCGTACTCAGAACCGTAAACTAATAGTGTACCAGTATTACCTTCACCAAGAGCGGTAATGTCAGCGGCACCATAAGGCTCTACTGAAATTGAATCTCCATCGATTCTAACTACGATACATTTTAGTACAGCAGCTGAAGTAGCTACTATAATAGTATCGTTAATTCTTACACCGTGAGAAGTTGCTGTATAAGTAGCGTTAGTGTCTATATGGTCAGTAATAGTTATTTCACCACCATTAGTTACAGAACCACCACTTACTCCATCAACATCAGTAATTGTACATGTATATGCTAAGTGTAATCTACCTTGCTCAGACCAAATAACTTGATCTGCAGTCATAGGCTCTTCAGCACCTACTTGTGCTAAGAAACCTGAAATTGTACGAGGTCCAAAAACCTCAGCCTCTTTTTCCATTAAATCTGGAACGTATTGTTGACCCCAACCTGCGTTAGTTGAAAGGTCTAGGTAATTTGAAGCAGTAGCCTGTTGTGATACGCCAGGTGTACTGTTTAATAAATTACCAGGATTTGAAATTGCCATAATTTTGTAATTTTAAATTTGTTATTTATTGTTTCTAATTTTAAACTTAAAATCATTAGAGTTACTACCTAAAACCTTTACTTTAACACCTCCAGCTTCAACTTCACCAAAAGCTTGTCTTGGATTCATATCAACGTTTTTAGATTTAGCTATACTTTCTTTTAAAGCATCAGCCTTACCTTGTTCGTAAAAGTGTCTAGCAACAGCATCAGGATTCATTGCTGTAAACAAAGATTTGTGATAACCTGCAGCATCTTCCATTTCATTGTTTTTGTTTAAGAACTTCTTTACAAAATTATTAATGTCGCTTTGAGTTTCTTTTATCTCATTAGTATTTTTAACGTTAAACCTATACTTTTTATCACCAACATCATAATTAAAACCTTTAAAGTTTTTATTAAATAANCCGTCAGTTTTTAATTTAAAAGTATTAGCTTGACGTTCTACAACTTTTTTATTCTCTTCTGATTCTTTGTTGTATCTATTAAAGAAATCCATAGCCTTCTGTTGTTCAGGAGTCAACTTTGACCCAGCTTTAATTTCTTTATAGTATTTAGACTTTTGCCCGTCTAGGTGGCTTCTAGCGCTGGCAACTTGCTCTTTAAACGCTAGTTTTTTTCTTTTTATATCTCTTTCAGTATCTTCTTCTTCATCGTATGAAAAAGAGTCTTCTATCAAAAAACTAATTTCTTCATCTGTAAGATGCTTTTTAGTTTGTTTATAATATTCTCTTAATACGCTATTGTCATCGTATTTAGTGTAATCTTGATTTAGTCTAACATAATCTTCAACGCTACCACCAGTTTCTTCCATAAAGTTAACTAGCTCTTGTATATTTTCTGGTAACGCTTTACCTGTTTCTTGAGCTTCAGCTATAGCTTCTTTAGTTTCTTCAACTAATTCTTCTGTTTGTTCTTCAACTTGTTCATCTGTTATTTCCTCAATAACGGGTGTTTCATCTTGAACTTGTTCGGAGACTTCTTCTCCGGCAGGTTTTTCATCTGTTGCTTCGACGTTTTCTTCGAGTACTTTTTCGCTAGTTTCGGATTTGTCGCGTACAGGAACCTCATCTGTGCTTTGCTCTGGAACGGCATCTGTTTCTGTTTTTTTAGTTAAATCTACTTTGATGATATTATCATCTATTGTTTCTTTTTTTGCACTAAGATCTACCTTAGTAACATTATCAGTAGTCTTTTCAGCTACTTTTTCTTTTTGTTTTTTTGCCATAATATAATATAATAATAATTAATAAATTTTATCTAGGATCAAATGTACCTAAATTAAAGTCTCCGCTAAGTATATCATTACCTGCAGACTCAAAGTTTTTAGGTGGTTTACCTGTATTTCTTTGATCTATAAGTTCACTTTGTTGTGAAGCTTGTATTCTAGTTCTTTCATCTTTACGATCTTCTCTTTCTTTTTCTCTAGTTTTTACACCTTCAACCTCTAAATTTTTAAGCTGCATGTTCATTTGAAACTCTAAAGACATAAGTTGTTTTTTATACTCAACTTCTNGCGCTTGCTTTTGAGCTTCAAGCTGAGCTTTAACTTGTTCTAACTGAGCTTGCACTTGAGCATTAGCTTGATTCTTTTGTATTTCTGCTTGAGCNGCAACTTGTTGGGCTTGTGCATTAGCCTGTGCTTGAGCTTGTATGTTTTGTTGCTGCATCATTTGATCACGTTCTAGCTTCTTTTTTCTACGTATTTTTAGCATTTGATTTGCTAATTTGATGTTTTTAATTTCACGTATATCTATAACGTCATCAAGATCAACAGAACCTTGTTGTAATGCAACTTGTATATTGTTTTCTAATATTGCTTTTTCTTCTTCATCTGGAGCTAATTCTATAAATATACCAAAATCGTATAAGTGTAAATTAGACATTTCTTCTAATGTAGCAACGTTGTGTGTACCTATACTTTGTATGAAGGCGTCTTTTGTAGGTGANTACTCTATAATATCAGATATTCTTAATGATAATTGCTCTGCTATTTCAGCTGTCAAAAATAAACCAGCTTGTAATATATGTCTTGTTGCTGTGTTACTATTTGCAGCAGCTAGCTTTTGTACTCCAACTAAAGCGTTTTTATCTGGTGTGCTACCATCTCTAGCTTCATTAAGCCCGGTAGTATCTCTAATCATTTGCAAGTAGTAATTATAATTACCAATAAGCGCTTGCATTTTATTACCACCACTACCGCTTGTTATTTCTTGTATTGGTACTTTACCAGGGTTCATATCACCATCAGAAGTCATTGATCTACCAATAACACTACCAGTTTGGAAGAACATGTTTAAAGCTTCTTGTGGGTTATAATTAGTACCATTACCTAAATCAACTTCAGCTAAACCATCAGCATCTAAATAAACACCATCAGGCACCATACGTGATAGCACTTGTTGTATTTTTAAATGAGTAAGCTGTATCATATCAGCAAAACCAGTTATACGTCTAACTAAACTTTCAATTTTACCTTTATATAAACGAGGTGCAACAATAGAATAATTCATTTTNACTTTATTGTAATCGCTTTTAGGACGCATCATGTTTTTAGATATTTCCCATTTTAATAGTTTATTAGTACCTAATATTAAAGCGCCTTCGTATAAAACTTCTATAGCTCTATGTAGTCTCGTAAAGTTACCTTCTTTATCTTCTGGTGGATTAAAANTATCATCTTTTTCAATAGCTTTTTCTGCACCGCTACCAATTTCTTTTACTTTATACACTTCGTTCATATAAGTTTTATAATTAAAATATAAAACTTGAACTTTGTTATTATCTATTTCTTTATATTGCGCTGAGCCTTGATCGTAATTAGTTTGGTGATAATTTTTGTTTTTAATTATATCTTCTAAATCTTCTTGCTCTAAAAACGGAAACTCTTTAGCTAATTCGTTTACAGGTATTTTTTTAACTTCACCTACATAATATAAATCATCAAAATAAGGTGATTCTGTATACGAATAAACTAAATCAGCAGGATCTACATAGTTTATCGTAACACCTTCAGAAGTGTTAAAACTAGTTTTTACAGCACCAATACCTAGTACTGTTAAGTCGTAATAAAAACGCTTTGTTATTAAATCATAATTATTACCTTGCATTAAAGTGTTTAAAGCCTGTTCTTCTGCTAACTCAACTGATTGTTTATAGTTTAACTGCATGTGAAGTTGCAGCTCGTCTTCAGAACCAGGTAATACTTCAGGATCATTTTCTGATAATCTTATATTGAAAGCTTTTTGAGAAAACTCATCAAGCTCTTTAGTTCTCATATCCATCAATATACTTTCCATGTAATCAGTTCTTTTTTGAACACCAAACGGATCTTGTGAGTAAGCTTTTATATCATATACACGATCTGACAAACCGTTAACAACTATATCTACAAATTTAGGTATTATAGGTACAGGTTTCCAATCAAGATTTAAATAGCTTAAGTCACCATTTATAGATAACTCATCTTTATATTTTTGTATTGACTGTTCGCCTCTAGCGTATAATCTTAAATTATGATAATTGTTTTTATTAGTTGTATATCTAGTTTGATTATAATCATTGTAAAACCACTCTGTCAATAGCTTTAGCAACTTTTAAACCGTAGTCGTAACTTAACTTTTCAGCATCACTTACAACTTGACTTGGAAAATAACTTTTTACCGCAGACTCTGCCATATTTATTTTATTATTTTAGAATTATAACCAGCATTACTATATCTGGATATGTTTATATTTAGTTTTTGTTTTTCAACGTTTGGATTTGGCGCGTACAAATGTCTATTGCAAGCCATAATAGCTAAACCACTACTAATCGTTGCGTCAAACTTTGTACGTTTGTTTATATCAAACTTACCCCAATCGTTTAAAGTTCTGTTAAAGTACATGCTTCCATAACTACCTGTTTGCATCTGACCAACATGGCCTTGTATATACATTTCTATTGCAGCAGCATGTGCTTGTTTAATGTCTTCACTTGAATTAGGTATACCACCTATTTCTTTTTCAGCTGTCGACAGCTTATTCCAAGATCTATCAGGACGATTCATACTATAACCTCTATAACCACGTCTTCGTAAATAGTACAATAATCTTGGTTTGTTGTTTTCTGCAAGTAACGGCATACCGTAAAACACTAATGCCATTAATACATCTTCAAAAAATATATCAGCTGTTTGTGGTCTAGCTATATATTCTAAAAAAAATTGATTAGCAGGTGCTTCTTCCATGCTAAACTTTGTAAGCCCATGTAACGAGCCTTTTGAACCTTTACCATCTACAGTACCGCTAATGTCGTAGCTATCGCAGCCAAAAGCGCCCAAATGATCGTTGCCAGGGTATTTGCTTCCATTTTTTAATTTAATTTTATTTTGTAATTGTGATGGTGGTACCCAACTAATATTAAATCTACCTTTTGGATCTGGGTAAAATATTACTTGCGTATCTTTAACACCATTAACCCATTGAAAATTACCTGTATTAATTGGTGGTTTTGCACCTTCATTATAATCTATTTGCTCGTATATTCTAACTAAATTGAATATACTATTTTTTGCTTCATCTCTAAACGCATGCTCTTCAGTTCTTGGAAACTGTCTATAAAATTCGTTTAACGCGTCTTGATCGTTTTTTAAACCATCAGCTTCGTTTTGCCAATGATCTATTATACCATAATCTATTAATTCACCGTCTGGTCCGAAAACATCATCACTTGGACTATTAAAGACTGGATGTCCGTATTCATCAATAAATCCTTCGTAGTTCCACTCCATTGGGATAAAGAGAGAATAAAGCCCAGACTTTGTCTGTCCATTACGGTTTCGTCTATTAACATCTGAGTCATAGTATAATTTTTTAAAGTTATCACCTCCTTTGTCAAGAGCATTACTAGTACTACCCATCATACACTTACCAACTACTCTAGCACCTAAACGTAAACATGTTTTAGTTACACGCCAGTTGTTTAATATATTATCTGGTCTTTCCCACTTACCACTTTCATCGTGTACTAATAAGTTTAGTTTTTCACCATCATAACTATTATCACCAGTATTTTTCCAGTCTATAGTTGTATCTAATCCTTGTAAGTCTTCTTGCTTTTCGTTTGCAGTAATTTTTCTACGAGTAAACTTACTCGCAGGTACACGGTAAGCAAGCTCAGACTTAGGTCTATCCATACCATCTTGTATCGGTTTAAAGA